ACACAGATTAAATGATTGGTTCCTCTACGCATTACCTCACCAATCAAACCAGTGTTGAGGTTCTGAACACTATCTCCGATTCTAAAAATCTTTCCTCTTACATAGTTCTCACGAAGATTTCTCATATCATACTTTGGAGCAATCTCCCATAATGCAAAACTTTCTTTCTTTACCTTTGATTTCTTAACCTGCATTCCTTGACGAACTGCATTAAAGAGTGCTTGAGTATCTCCATCATCAAGAGTTTTTGGTGTTCCTCTACGGAAAGAATCAAAGTCATTATTCATTACTGCTTTTCTCATCTTAGATGCAGACATTCCTTCTACACCTTCTGCATCAGCATCTCTTACACCAGCAGATACTACACGAATTAAATCAAAGTTGTATAGTTCTCCATTATACTTTTGTGCAAGATTCTCAAACTCTGCCTGGCGATCAGATCCAACGACGATATTTACATTAGTATATCCTTCTTGATTAGCAGTAACAAGAACATCAAAAATAGTTTTCATTTGATCGTCATTAATAATGTTCTCCTTAAAATCAGGGAACATTTTCTTCATATAAGAAATCTTAGAATCAGGATCTAAAGGATTCTTCTTTGGATCTTGAGACCTTGATGGATAAATCTTAACATCTCCACCAGCAGAAATTCTCTTCGCTGACTTGAGAAGTTTATCGTGCCCTACTGTTGGTGGATTGAAGCGACCAAAAACAATAGTGAGTGGTGGTAATTCTTCTGCAGGTTGCTCTTCAGGTGCTTGTCCTGGTGCTACTTGAGGTTGTGGTACAGGTTCCTGCATTGCCTGAGGTTGTTGTGCAACTGGAGCGGCAGCAGTTGGTTGTGCTCCCGTCGCAGGTTGTTCTGCACCTTTTGCACCACGACCATCAATGAACTTTAGTTTTCCTTTTTCTGTTCTCGCAACAACTTTACCAGAGCGGTCAAGCCATCCTCCGTGACCATCTCCACGATAACCAAGTTTCTTCGCTTGCGCTGCTGCTTGCGATTCTGTTGCTTCGGATAAAAATTGGAAAAAACTTTTCATATTTTGCGTTGATATAATTATATTTAGATTAAGAACATTCCTGCTTGTGCTTCTAGATAATTTCTAGGGTAAAATCTATAAACTTTACCTCCACCAGAAGTTCCACTTGCAACTTCTAGTTTGTATCTTATCTGCATAATAAAATAATCAGTGCCGAATCTTTTATTACCATTCTCATCCGCAAGATATATTTCTATTTTTGGATCTCCGGTTTGTTTTATTTCAACAGAATATCTATTTGAAACAAGAACATTCCTGAATTGGCGGTCGGCAACTCTAGTCTTAACCTTTCCACTACCAGCAAACTTAACCAATTCAGTTCTAACTCCTCTGGACAAACCGTAAATAATATAGTCTGCAAATTTTACTTTTACAGAATTTTGACCTTCTGCATTCAAACCTTCTTGTAGAACTTTTGCGGCATATTCATAGACTACTCTAGCACTTTTCTTAAGATTGTCACCACCGCCAGTAGATTGTGCTTGTTCTCTACTTGAATATTTTTTAGTATAGACTTCCACGTCAAAAAAATCACTCAAACTTTTTTCATATGTTTTTGCTACAGGAGAAACATTTATTCCCATTTGACCAAATATATCTAAAAACTTATCAAACCCAAGTCCAGAAACTTGGTGAAACTGCTCTCCACCAGTAACTTTTAATGAATAATCAACGTTTACAAATCTTTTATCAGGATTAGTTGGAGAATTTACTTCAACTTTAACATCTGCCTTTGTTCCTTTCTGATCTTCTGTTCCGGCAGCAGTCACTCTGATTTTATCTTGTCTCTCATTTATAGACAATCCTCTTGCTTGTGCGTTAAGTCTTGGATGAGAATTTGCAAAATTTACCGCGCCTGTTCTTAAATCAGAAACTTTAGACCAATTAGATCTATCTTGCAAAAAAGACAATGCTTTCTTAGGAATTGACACATTAACACTTACAGTGTCAATTACAGCACTACCTACGTCGTTTACATTTTTAATATATCCACCCTTCATCATCTCAGTTAGAACAGTATCTACATCAGTTGATGTTATTTTTGGAAGTGTTTTTGCACTTTTTGTTTTTGCTCTTTTTACAAATCTTGCAGCAACAGCAGCAGCAAAAAATGCTTCAAACAAATCTCCCCTATTGGCGTCTATTTTTTCGGCAGCCATTATAATACTTTTTAAGTATTTAGAAGTGGAGAATAGTGTTCTATGAAATGACAGTTTGCACATAACACTTCGCATTTATCAATCTCTTTCATTAAAGAAGAAAGTTTTCTCTGTCCTATTTTAGAGGATACATTAAATTCTTTATCAGAATTTGTATGATGAAACTGTAGAACTCTATAATCATTATTTCCACATCTATTGCAAGATAATGTCTTTTTATAATTTAAGAATTCTTCTTTGTATTCATCTCTTCTTTTATCTAATACAACTCTTTCGCACGAAAAGCACATCCACCTATAATAATTTTGCCTTCCTCTGTTTGCAACTCTAAACTCTTTTATTTCTTTTGTTTGGTTGCAACACTTACACAACCTATGCGTTCCAAAATCACTCAATTCTTTTGGATTATTTTCGTATCTAATTTTAAGACCTTCACTAATAGTTCTTGGTTTAATATCACCTCTATTTTTTGCTTTTGCAATTGCCCCAGCACTAATACCATATTTCTTATGCAAATCTCTATAACCTAATCCAGAGTTATAATCTTCAGATATTATGGGCCAATCATATACTTTTTTACCCATTTTAGAATAGCAACTCTACTACTCTCTATTTATAATGGAGTGTAAGGAAATCGAATCCTTATTGCTGGAATGCAAATCCAGAGTAATAACCGTTATACGAACGCCCCAATAGAAGACATTATAAAACCCGCTCAACAAAAAGTCAAGCGGGCAAAAGCAACCTTCCGTGGTTATTTATTTACCAGATCTTTTATCAAGTTTATCAAGTGCTCTTTCTTGACCACGCTCACGATTAATGGATCTATACTTGTCCTTATAAGTTGCGGTTCCTTGGTCCCACTTCTTATTTAAATCTTGATGACTTTTTTCAGATTTTTTTACATAAGCACGCAACTTACGATTAGAAAGTTCTTGGAGTTGTTCTTCTTCAATAATACTCTGTCTCCACTCTTCACTCATATTAGCCATGATTGCGAGTGCTGCCTCTTCGGTATCAGCATATCCTTCATCAAGAAGGTGACCTTTAACAACATCAAACAAATCAAAACCAGAAACAATACTTCCGGGTTTTCTAGAACCCATAGGTCTTGCTGGAGCGGTTGGTGTTGGTTTTGCTGCAGGTGTTGAAGATGCCTGTCTTTGCATAGAACTTCCAACCATACCACGAATTGCACCAGCAGTTGCTTGACTTCTTGATTCTGGTGGTTGTGTGACTGGTTTTGCAGTAGCAGTTGGTGCTGGTTTTGAAGCAGGTGCTGCAGTTGGTCTCGCAGACGCAGGAGTTACAGATCTTGTTGCAGGAGTGGTAGCAGCAGGTGCTGGTTTTGCTGCTGGTCCAGGACCAACTACAGGAGATCCTTTGATTGCTTGTGCTTTCTTAACTGCAGCATCACGAGCACCAGCAAAACGAGATTGAGTTGCTGCTGGTTTTGCCGCAGCAGGTCTTGGTACAGATGGATTTGAACCAGAACCTCTTCTACCACCACTTCCAGAACCACCTGCACTTCCTGCACCTGGGGTAGGTTTGAAAGCAACTGCGGATGATTGTCCTGTAGTCTTCACTTGTCCCATCTCTGCAATATATGTCTCATACATATCTTCCCAAGTATATTCACTCAGGTCATAACCTTCTTCTACAAGTGAATTTACCCAGTTTTCAAATGCCTGCTTCTCTTCTAACTCTACACGCAAATCTTCGTTATAAACTGCCTCATAGGCAGTCATTGCCTCTTTCAGAACTTTTGTGGAATCCATTTTTTACAAATACTTTTTTAGATATTTATAAAAAAAAAAGATCCCGAAGGATCAGACACCAAGAGCAGAACCAATGCTCTCATCAAGTTGTAAAATAACTCCACGAATATCAACTACACGAGGAGGAACACTTGCTTCATTATAAGTATATCCTTTTTGAGCATCAAACAGAACCTGACGAACTGCTGCTGCTGCACGAACATCCATTTTAATTGTTACTTGTTTTTCTTTAGTCATAAGTCACTCTCTACACGATTTTCAGAACGCTCAATACTGAAAGCACCTTCAGGATAACGAGCATTCAGTTTCTCAAAGTTCATTTGAATTACTTCTTCAAGTGAAATATCAAGTCCAATACATGCTTGAGAAACATACCACATAATATCTCCAAGTTCACGTTTCAGGTGAAACAGGTTTTCTTGATTGACTGGTTTACCTTGAAAGACAATTTTCTTTACAATCTCAGTAAATTCACCTGCCTCAGCAGACATTCCTACGGCAGCAGTTAGCATTCGCTCGGTAGGAAAATCCTGTTCTCGCAGTTCCATAAGACTGTTGATGAAAGAAACATGGTCTTTACTGGGATTAGAGGTAGTGGTATTAACGAACTCAACATACTTATTAAGATCAATAGTCATTAGAATTTAAATCCTTCGAATGTTTTCTTTGGTTTCTTTTCTTCGTAATCATACTCTTCTTCCTTTCCATTGTCAAGGATATCATTCTGAGCAGATTGTTCGCAGTCATAAAGACGCATCTTCGCACGATCAATACCAATCACGAAACGCTTATGAATGGTAGGATCATTATATCGGTTCTTAAGTTGTTTTACAAGAATCTGTCCGAGACCTTCAAGTTCTTCAGTTGAAATCAAGGCAAACATCAAGTCAGCAGTAGCAGGAAGACCGAAAGACTCTGAAGTATCGGTGAGTTCCACATCAGAAGAACCATAACCAGAACGAGTAGTCTGTGTAGCACTGACGATTGGAACACTAAACTCCACAGCAAGACCACGGAGTTCCTCTGCGATTGCT